ATAACGATAATCCACATCAAGAGTAAACTTTACCCTTTTTTGCGAATTAAAAGCAAGCCAATCCGTAGCTTTCTCACGTAACTTTGATATTGCAGCTTGCTTGTATGACTCTCCGAGACGAATACCGGTAAAATTAAACTCCTCACCACCTCTCAAATGTTTGGCCGCTGATGGGATAAGAGGTCTGCTTTGGGTTTCCGGGTCAATGGGAGCCAATTCATCTTCTTGGTAGATTAGGGTTATTTTCTTATTAGAATTATCCCACTTAAATTCAAAGGATTTTCCCATTAAATCTCCTGTGAGAAAATTAATACGCGCATCATCGCCAATAGCCAATTCGTCGATATTAAAATCAATATCACGGCATATAAACTCACGATAATTCTCCCCCGTAGGATTCTCAACAAAACCAGTAAAAGAGGGATGAATATCATCAAAGACAATCTTTTTCTCAACTGCCCGATTGGTTTCTGAAAAGTTTTCCAAATACTTTTCGGGCAACATCAAACGTCCTTCTTCATCGCCTTCCCCTGGAGCCATATTCTTTGTTCCACCAACTGGATATACACGGGTAGTAACATCACCACTATCAACGTTGCTTTGCTCTACCTCATACAATCCGCCACCTTGCCCTTGTGTAAATGTCAGATTTCTTTCATTTTCAATGCGTGATACATAATTTATCGTATGGTCATGTACATAATACTCATAGCCATACGCCGAAGCCAGCTCTGATAATAAACTACGGCAATCTATCCCGTCAAATGATAATGTCATATATTCCGTATCAGGAATATTGCCAAGCTGCCATCCCGTATCTACCCCTAAAGGATTATCATCTGTCTTATTGACATTCCATATCAACAATTCCAACCAATCCCTCAATTTTCCCGTAAGAGTAACGCGAGTGCTTTGGGTTATCTTATTGGTTAGAATCTTATCTATTAAAGTATATTCCGGTGCTTCAAATAGGTATGTTGTAGTATGATTCACAGAACTTTTATCGGCAAATTCAGATGCACGATTAATTTTATATTTTATTCCGCCAACCCTTATAAAATCCCCCTCTTGAATATCAGGAATGGTATCAGTAACCACAGTTACCGATACTTCATTCTTATTCATTATGCCATTAGCCAATATAGCATCATCAGATGCAATACTGGCTACCTTGGTATCAATTCCAGAAACTACACGATATACCTCTAAGATGTCAATCATTGTTGCATTACCCTACATTTTAAATCGAATTCCAATACATGCTTAGTCCGCACTGTAACGGTTATTCCATCTTTAAAATATATCTCCAGACGTTCATTACCTTTCAAAATCAAATTTCTGAGTCCTGGACTAATACATAATGCCGAAAACTGACTCATGCTCGAATACAACCATTCCAGGCTATTTCCCAACATAGTACATTTTAATGTCAATGTGGTAGGCTCACGGTATTCATTTTGCATATATGGCAAAGTTGTACCTATCTCTATCCGCTTTCCAACAGTCTCAACACCAGAACGAGAAGATACATAAATCCCAAAATCTGCATTTAAAGAATAACCATCCATTACGTAATTATTCCCACCTGACGGATTAATTCCTATTTCTGCCGGAATATAGCTTTGTTGCCAAAATTTCACTTGCACAATAGCCATATTTAAAGAAACGTATTCTTCTACAGAAATCTCATCCTTACAGATAACATTGAAGCTACCAAATCCGGTCGATAAGCGCCTGCATGAAATACAAGCCTTCTTTAGCTTATCTAATTGGGATTTTACATTTTCAGAGCGAACCACCAAAGATAGAACTAAAGTCCGACCATCCAGTTCAATATCTTCTGCATCAACAAACGGTTCAATACTGGTTCCCCAATTATATTCCGTTGTTCCTTTACGCTTAGGAAGGTCAAATACTCCTGATATGGCAATACAATCTTTTGAATCTTTTGTCTGACCTACATAGGGGAAAGCATCATAAGAAGATATATCTATATCGTCAAGTTTATAACTCATAAGTGTTTCCTTTCCGAACTATTAAATCAGCTCCCGTACAAGTTGCATTAC